TTCTGTTCATCTGGTCGTTCGTGCACATCTGGTTTGCCTGGAACGCTTGGCTGCAAGGCATGCCGCCAGTGGAAGTGTTCAAGACCGCCATGTCGCCTGACTTCGCGGCATTGGTGGCGGGTACGATCAACTTCTGGTTCCTTGACAGGGCTTTGAAGTCGCGGGGGCTTGCGTGAACCTCGACGTAGCGGTGGCGCTGTGCAAGCAGTTTGAGGGGCTGCACCGGCTCGGCAAGGACGGGCTGATCTACCCCTACATCTGCCCCGCAGGCTACCCTACCATCGGTTGGGGAACGGTCTACAAGCCTTCAGGCAAAAAGGTCACGATGGATGACCCACCGATTACCCGCGACATTGCAGACGCTTGGCTCATGGACGAGCTTCAGCGGGTCTGCGCTTCGGCGGTGATCAGGCAGTGTCCTGAGCTTTTTGCTTGGAGCGTGACCAACGGGAACTGGCGGGCCTTCTGCGCCATCGCAGACTTCACCTACAACCTGGGGTCAGGTAGACTGCAGACCTCCACCCTGCGGCGCAAACTCCGCGCACTTGACTGGGAAGGTGCCAAAGAGCAACTGGCCCTGTGGGTTCGCGGTGGCGGCAAAATATTGCCCGGTCTGGTGAAGCGCAGAGCCGCAGAAATCGCTTTGCTGGGGTAAATATGCGCTACTTATTGATTGCACGTTTGTTATCCCAATACGCTTTTCTGGCAGCAGACAGCTTGGCCCGGTACTCTGGCGTGTCCCACTCTGCGCGTTTAGCTTTGTATTTCTCTGAGTTCATCGTTTCCTTTAAACGTGCTTTCCTTTTAGCCAAGGCTACAGGGTCCGACATTTTTGCCAGCCTGCGGTCTTGTGATGCTCGCAAACCCGCAATACGTTTAGCCTCAAATTCTGGATCTTTACCGTTTAGTTCAGCCCAAGACTTCATTTTGGGATTTTCTGCTATTTGTTTGCGTAAACGGTTCTTTTCTTCTTCAGATGTAACAGGTCCGCGAACTTTTCTTGTAGACATAGCTTCTCGATATGCGGGGTCGGTCCATTTTGCCTTAATTTTTGCTCGCACTTCAGGGCGTTTAGCTGGGTTTGCATCTCCAATAAATAGAACTTTGACATCTGTATCACGCATGCGAGCTTTTTGTCTTTCGCGTGCTTCGGGACTGCGCACAGGATGGTTAGGATCAAGCATAGCTTGTCGCAATTTTTCTCGGTGCTCTGGAGTCGGCAAATGAGCACCCTCTCCACCGGAAGTCAAATTGGTCAATGGACCAGTGCTTGTTTGTATGCGCCCAATTTCAGCTATCAACTGACACTCCAAAGCCGTACCTTCGTTAGCAGAATTAACGGGTCGAAGCTCAATGATGACAAGGTGGGCGCCAATCTCATCCAAAGTTTTTTGACAAAGCCAGTTGCGACCACCGTTATTTTTGGGGTTGCTACGGCGCTTGTTTTTTGTAAAGCCAACATAGAACGGGGTGCCGTCCGGTTTTTTCCAGATGTAAACAAACATAGTGTTCTCCTTGAAAATGCCGAGAGGGACAGGGTACCACAATGCTAAAAAAGTTGCAACTCCGTCCAGGTGTCAATAAAGAGAACACTAGGTATACCACTGAGGGCGGGTGGTTTGACTGTGACAAAGTACGCTTTCGTTACGGCACACCAGAGAAAATTGGCGGTTGGAGTCAGGTATCTAACGTAAACACATTTGAAGGTACAGCACGTTCGCTGTGGCCTTGGTCATCTCTGCTGGGCATGGGTACGAACGAGAAGTTCTACATCATGTATGGTGGTGCGTATTTTGACATCACGCCGATAAGAGAGACTACACCTGCAGGAGCAATCACATTTGCTGCTACAAACGGTTCTTCAACAATTACTGCAACGGACACCGCTCACGGAGCAATAACTGGAGACTACGTTACTTTTAGCGGCGCAGTATCTTTAGGCGGCAACATCACAGCTACGGTCCTAAACCAAGAATACCAAATCACTGTACTGACGGTTAACACATACACGTTCACCGCCACTGCTACAGCCAATGCGTCAGACTCAGGTAATGGCGGCGCAGCCGTAGTCGGCGCTTACCAAGTCAACGTAGGTCCATCTATTCAAACACCTCTGTCTGGATGGGGCGCGGGGCCTTGGGGTGGTGGCACGTGGGGTATCGGGAGCACATCACTTGAGTCCCTGCGGGTGTGGAACCAGCAGAATTTTGGTGAGGATCTGATCTTTGGCCCCACGGACGGGCCGCTGTACTACTGGGACAATTCTTCCGGTCTTTCCACCCGTGGTGTAAATCTGACCTCACTTACCGGCGCGTCGGATGTCCCGACGGTGCAGCGGCTGATGCTCGTGTCTGATGCCTCGCGTTTTGTGCTGGCCTTTGGGTGCAACGACTACGGCACCGCTGATCAAAATTTAATGCTGATCCGCTGGTCTGATCAGGAAAGCGCGGTCAGTTGGACGCCTGCCGCGACAAACCAAGCGGGTAGTTTGACGCTTTCACACGGTTCAGAAATCGTAGGCGTTGCCCAGGTTCGCCAAGAAATTTTGATCTGGACAGACATCGCTCTGTACTCGTTGCAGTACCTTGGCCCGCCTATCGTGTGGGGTTCTCAGATGCTGGCCGACAACGTGTCGCTCATCAGCGACCGGGCCATGATCACCGCAGGCGGTGTGACCTACTGGATGGGTGAAGAGAAGTTCTACGTCTACGACGGACGGGTTCAAACACTCCCCTGCGATCTGCGGCAGTATGTGTTCAGTGACTTCAACCTCAACCAAGCCGAGCAGGTCTTTTGTTCAACGGTGGAGCGTTTCAACGAGGTCTGGTGGTTCTACTGCTCGGCAGACAACAACACCTCATCTCCTGACAAATACGTGGTGTACAACTACTTGGAAAAGATCTGGTACTACGGCACGATGGACCGCACCACTTGGATTGATGCCAGCATCATCAGCGACTTCCCCATCGCAGCCTACGGTAACCAACTCCTGTACCAAGAGTCCGGTGTGGATGACAACTCCACAGGTATTGCAGCGGCCATTGAGTCCTACATCACATCGTCTGAGTTCGACATTGACGACGGGCACAACTTCTCGTTTGTCTGGCGGGTGCTGCCGGACATCACCTTCCGGGGCTCTACGGCGGGCTCACCCACAGCCACGCTGACGCTCCTGCCCCTGCAGAACTCAGGTTCAGGCTACAACAACCCGGCATCCCTTGGCGGCTCAGACAACGGGGCCATCACGCGCTCAGCGGTAGTTCCAGTTGAGCAGTTCACAGGGCAGGTAAACATCCGAGTTCGTGGTCGCCAGATGGCGATGAAGATTGAGTCCGACGGTGTAGGTGTGATGTGGCAGCTTGGTTCTCCTAGAATTGATCTCAAGCCTGATGGCAGGCGTTGACATATGCCGCTGATCTACAACGTCATCAAGCGCTTCGTTGCACCGGCTCTTCCACAGGCATCGCAGGAGTACGACCAGAAGTACTTCGACAAGTTCAACTCAATCCTGCGCCTGTACTTCAACCAACTAGACCAACTCCTGGGGCAACTTGTGAGCACATCTGCAACCGTTCCAGTCTCCATCGGCGGGACAAACGTCGATGCCTTTGGTCGGCTAAGAACCAGCGCTCCTTACACGATTTTTGACTCTCAGAACCGCTACGCTATTGACAATCAGTTTGACACCAGCACAGCCACTGGGGGGTCAACCACGTACCTGCCCAACGAATCATCGGTACGGATGGATGTCACTACCTCCAGTGGTTCTGAAGTTGTAAGACAGTCTTACAGGTGCATGCCGTACCAACCGGGTAAGGGTTTGTTGTGTTTGGCTACGTTCGTCATGAACACCGCCAAGACCGGGCTTCGCCAGCGGGTGGGGTACTTTGGGACCCAGAACGGCGTGTTTATCCAACAGAACGACAGTACTGTTTCATTCGTCCTGCGGTCTTACATCTCAGGCTCAGTGAGCGATGCGCGGATCGTGACGCAAAACAACTGGAATGGCGACAAACTTGACGGCACGGGGGACTCCGGGTTTACCCTTGACCTGACCAAAGCACAAATTTTGTGGATGGACTTTGAGTGGTTGGGTGTTGGATCTGTTCGTTGTGGGTTCATCATTGACGGGCAGTACATCGTCTGCCACACGTTTGAGAACGCAAACGACATCACTTCTGTTTACATGACCACGGCCATTCTGCCGGTCAGGTATGAGATTACCAACACCGCAGCAACTGCAAGCGCTTCGTCCTTGAAGCAAATTTGCTCTTCGGTGGTTTCAGAAGGTGGCTACGAGCAGACTTCCATTGAGCACGTGGCCCGCAGGACAACGATCAAAACTTCGATTGGTACGACCTTTCTCCCTCTGGTGTCCATCCGGCTGGCTTCCACCGCGCTGAACGCAGTGGTGTTGCCCGTAAAATTTAACGTGATGCCGACCTCGACGGGAGATGACTTTGAGGTTATCCTGGCAAAGAACAGCACAGGGCTGACTGGGGCCTCTTGGGCTGCGGTCGCAAGCGATGCCAACGTGGAGATGGACACCTCTGCCACGGCCATGACGGTAGGCACCATCGTAGATATCCAGTACGTGAAGTCCACTAACCAGTCCAGCGGGACGATCAACCAGACTGCTGGGTACAACTGGGATCTTCAGTTGGGCTCCTCCTTGACGGGGACGAGTGATATCTATACGCTGGGCATCCGGGTGCTGTCGGGCTCCTCCGGCGCTGCCATCGGGTCTTTGACCTTCTACGATTTGACGCAGTGATATGGCCTACGATCCAAAATCTTTCCTAGATCAGGCCCTGAAGACAGGGTTTCAGTCTATTGTGGCTGGCCCCAGCGGGGAAGGCGATCCTGGCGGGCAGGTTTTAGACACAGTTGCGGAATTTAGTGGGGTTCAAGTTCGCCCGTTGGTTTACGGAGGAACCGAAGACGCACCTGAAAACGGGTATATGGTCAGTGCTCCGCTATCAGGAAAATATGAAGGTTACCACCGAAACGATATCTACGACAACAACGGGAAGTTTGTACGAACCGCAATTTCTGAACCGCAAAAGACTTCTGGACTGACAGACCTTGCAAAATTTGCAGTAAACGCGGCAAGTTTTGGTGGTTTCGGCCCTATTGCTACTGCTGCGGCAAACGCATACAAGGGAATTAACGCTGCCAAGAGTGGTGATTGGCTGTCTGCCGCTGCGTCAATTTTGCCGGGTGTTGGGGTGATACCTGGGGTTGACCCGGAACTTGCGAAGTCGTTAAAGACTGCCGGTGGCTACGCTAAAACCGGAAGCGCTCTTCAGAAAGCAATTGAGAACAAAGACATCCTTGGCGCACTAGGCGCAGCAGCTGATATTCCTGGTGTTCCACAAGTACCAAGTGATATCACTGACATTCTCAAGGGTGTTGGACAAGCAAACCGCATACGAGAAGCTGTAAAGAACGATAACTTCCAAGGACTTTTCAATGAGATAGTGGGGGCTAGTAAAGCTGGTAGCACATCTGGCAATAGATACTTCCCTGGATACGAGACGCCCGGAGAAATTCAAGAAGGCTTCTTTGATGTCGGTGGACCAGGGTACATGGAGCCCGACGCAGGGGATCTGCCTGACTTGGCGCTTGACCCGTATAAAGATGACACTACGCCAGCCTCATTCAAACTGCCAACTGACGAAGATTACGAAGAGCTTGAAAGCATACTGCTACGGTATCCAGAGCAGCAAGAACGTGCTGCTGAACCCAAAACGTCAATGAGCCCGAACGAACTGAACAAGTTCCTTGAGGCGAACATTGACGATCCTGGCACAATTGATAAGTTGATGCAGGATTACTTCCCTGAGTTGTACCGCCAGACTATCGACGTAACTGGCACGCTGCCGAAGAAAGATGTCGTCATCTCGGACTGGGATTTCATGGAAGAGCCTGACCGCACGCCGGGTACGCCGCTTGACACGCCGTCAGATGAAGACAGAACTGTAGCAACAACGGGTACAACGGGTACAACAGGAACCACAGGTACGACGCGGACTACGGGTGGCGGTGGCGGCGGTGGTGGTGGAAGCAGCACAAAACCAGCGAGTTCTGGGCCAAACCTTGACGCCCTTATGAAGGCTTTGATGCTTATGCAGCAGCGTCCGCAAGAGCAGAAAGAACAGTACCAGTTGGCAAACATGCCCGACTACGAAGATTTGATGTATGGCCTAAGTAGCGGCGAAACGCCGTACATGAGAGGTTGATATGCCGCTTATAGTAAATCCCACCACGGGCGAGTTGGAATGGCAAGACGATGACTTCACAGAAGTTCCCGACCGCACGCCGGGTAGTCCAACGGACACAACTCCGGGCACCGTGAGTCCTGATGACGATAGGACTGTATCTACAACAGGCTTAACGTGGGACGCACTCAGGCGATTTATTACTTCCCCTCAAGGCATCGCGGGTCTCGGCGGTGCTGCGCTAAGTTTCCTTGACCGAGCGCCTCCTTCCGGTGGTGGTACGACACAAACCTATCAAGGTCCCGCTCAACTGACCCGCACGATGGTGCAGGGGCCGTATGGCC